GGGGTCCCGGGGTGTTAAACCCGTTAGTCTAGTACATTTCCATTGACATTCCCCCTGAGTCGCTGGCAAAGGAAGTCGACAACAGTGATGTTGTCAAGCTCTCCTTTTTCATCAGGCTTAGAGCACGAATGAGTAGTGAAGACTGTGTTCGACTAATTGCAATACTGTTTCTCACCTTGAGAGCTCGAGTTGGGTCCGGCATGATATTAAGTGATTTGTAGTTTAACAGAGATTCCCAGTCATAAACTGGAAGTCCTGTCTGGCTCTGATTTATCACCCAGAATAAGCTCATAGAGAACTTATCCATGAAGGTTCCAACAAGGGCATCGAAAGGTAAAACGTATGTTTTACGCTTCGCGATACCGTTGGGAGCGGGCAATAGAAAATAGTCCTCCTCCTTGATGTGGGCATCAGCCCATTCAAGGAACAGGGTTCTCATTTTCTCCACATTTTCTTCAAAGTCTTTCAGATACTCTAGGAGAACAAATTCTCGTAAGAGAAAGAGTTCTCGATTGAAGCAGTCTGATATTCCGATCGAAGTGTGTATTTTTGCACTTCCATCGAAAATTCCCCGAACGGGGAGACTAAGTAGAATCAGAGTCCTTTCAGCCAGGCGTCTATTACTAGGCGCGCGGTGAAAGAGATCTAACATGCGGCACAAATCCTCGGGAGTTAGTCCGATTAAGGAGCTCCAGCCGTTTCTTAGCATTGTTCGTAAGAACTCAGCTAAGTCCGACGGGTGCTTGTGAGCTTCATTCAACCCACTAAGGGCGAAAGGGGAAACCTCAGTACCTCTCAGAAAGTATCTATTAGCAAACACTAAAAGATCGTCTGAGATTATGGACTTGGATGGAGAAATCTCAACACCCAAGTATGCCATCAGCAAACGATATTGGTGCGCTATGGCTTGGTCGAAGATAACTATGTCGTCACCCAGTAGTATGTATTGACCCCTGCGGGGTTTACCTGCTCTGCGAGCAGCAATCCATACAACCAGATGGTGACACAGAGCGAAGACAGCCCAAGAACTGTACGCACCCATCGGTTGCCCGGTGCTATACTGGACTTGTTGACCATTCAGATCGAACGGTAAACCTGTCAATATAGTAGCCCAACTTTTTGCCTTTGACTTACCAATTAGGATTGAAAGTACCTCTATCTGAAAAGATATTGGGAACCTATCAGTCGCATTGGATAAATCATAACAATAGTTGGTCTTAGTGGTATCAATTCTTTTTGTGAACTCACTTTGATTAAAAGTCATATCCTCTGGGATCGTCTTCAATATCGCGAAGAGCGATTTATGAAGTGCGATCAGAGAGGTTTGTGACCAATAATCAAATATGGCCACCGGACGAGACTTCGCCTCTTTATCTTGGACGAAGAATAGTTTTCTGAGTTTAGCCCCGATGAATTTACCTCCAACCCTTAGGTTGTTGATGAGCTCGTCTAAGTTAGCTCCGAATCTTGTTCCTCCAAGGTCTTTGATGGCTGCAAGAAGCTCCGGTCTTAGCCTTATAAGAGATAACTCTCCAAGTGAATCACCTAGAGCGAGATTCCCATTAGGACTAGACTTTGTTGTTAAGTGATATTCAGTGTGGTCTGTTTGGACTTTCCCTATCAAGCCACTATCATTTAAACATGCTTGTATCTCAGGCACTAGGACTTTAACATCCTGACCTGTATACGGACTTGTGATCGAACTGACATCATTAGGCAGACTAAAGTCTGTCAATGATTTGGTGATATTTAGTATTGTCAAGATAACTCGAATAAGTTCAGGTTGTCCTTCAGCAATTAGCGGTCTAAGATCTTCACAGATCTTAGGCAAGCCATTTGGATGAAGTGCAATCTTTTCACGACTCACTTTAAGTGGGTTGCGACAAATGTAAAGAAGCGTATGTTGTCTCACAGCTTTCGCGTGAGCAATACACGTTTTTAAACCATTTGACTTAAGGCGGTTGTCAAGCCAAGAAACATATTTCAAGATCCATTTCTGAATCTTGTCACGATGGTTCTTGTCCAACGTACTAGATACTAACCATTTTTGAAGTATGGTTAAACTTGATTTGAAAGATTTTGATTGTTTTGTCATAGTCAGAATTTTAGGCTCTGTAAAAAGCAGGCCCAAAAGATGCTAGGCACCGTCTGGGTCTTCTCCTACAAGAGATTGTTTAACCACCAGTCTTG